CGTCAGCAGTCACCGTCATGTCGATGCGCATGTCTTCTTGTTTGCACAGGCGCTTGAAGTTCTCTGCAACAGGTTTCCAAGAGGCAATGTCGACCTCTTTGTCCAGCGGCCAGTAGCAGTGAATGCCGCCGCCCGAACCCACTATCCACGGGGTGCCCAGCGCGGCCAGCCCTGTCTTTTCCAGAAACGCGTTGAGCGCCAGTGCGGCGGCCTTCTTGGACTCGTACCCGTCCATGTCGATGAACAGCGACTTGACGAACTTGGCGTTGTCAGCAAGGCGTGAGCCTGACTTCTCGAACGTGGCCAGCGCGAAGTACACATCCTTGTCTGCGCCGTGCCACTTGTTTATGGCGGGGTCAAGCGCCTCGATGTCTTCTGCATACTTGTGCTCCTTCTTTGTTGTGCTCAATTCTGCCGCGCAATAATACCCGTGACCCGGGGACGGCAAAACAGCCGCTAAGAACTCCAGCGGTGTCATAAAAATCCTTGGGTTGGGTTACTTGCCGTCGTCCAGCAGTGCGGCGAAGCGCTTGCAGATTTCCTCTACCCACTCTGGGGGCAGCTTGTCGTAGCCTGTGATGTACGCGTGGCGCAGCAGCTCTTCGTTGGTCAGCTGTTGTGGTCGAATGCCTTGCATGCTTTACTCCATGCCTCCTCGGCCGTGCCGGAAGACTGCAAAATTTGAACGAGAGACGTCACCGTTGGTCGGTACGCCACGAAGACTTCGCCACCGCTGAACCAGTTGTAGATCGTCTGACGGGACACGCCGGTCAGCTCAGAAATCTTGGTCACGGGGAAGTCGAGATACACGGCCCAGCGCCCGAGCTGGTTGCCCAGCGTCTTGGGGGCGCTCTGAACCGCGTCAATTACTTGTTGGGAATATGCCATGGTGTGTGTCGGGGGCCGAAGCCCCCGGTTTAATTACTCGTCGTCCCAGTCATCGACCATGGAAGCCAAGTTGGCCTTGGCTGCTGGTACAGCGCTCGGCTTCTTTTCTTCCGTGCGCACGACTGGCTCTTCTGGTTCTTCTGCAACCGGCTCCGCCTTGGGCTTGGCTTTCGCTTTGGCCTTGGGTGGTGGAGGTGGTGCGTCGTCTTCTTCACCGCTGTCGGCAGGCACCGCGTCCACATCACCGTGCGTATTCGCAGGACGCTTACCGATGCTCGCGGCCGGGCGCTCACCACCAATGCTTGGATCGGCAGGCTTGGACACGTTATCCATCTTGGCCACGCTCATGGTGATCGCCTTGATGGCGTCGTCGGAAGCGCCTTGCTCCTTGATGTTCGGATACTCGTCGTCGGTCAACCAGCGCATGGCCTTGAAGAACAGCTTGGGCGACTCAGACGCTGTGTCGAACTTCATGCGCGTCACAACTTCGGACGGGTCAATGTTCTGTGCGGTCAAGTAGCGAGCGTACGCTTGCAGTGGGCGGTTGTCGCCAGTCTCTTTGCCGAAGATCGAAGTTGCTGGCAGCGCCAGTTGCAACACGTCGCCTTCTTGGTCGTTGGCCAACACCAGCGCAAGACGTTGTTGGTAGCGGCATGCGCGGCTGTTACCTTGGCCAGAACCGGCAATGTTCTGTGGGCACTCGGAGCAATTCGAGGCTTGCTTGTTCTCGCTGTCAGGGCTTGGCTTCTCGCCGTCAGCCGACCAGCAGTCTGGAGGTGCCGGATTCTCAGCATCGTACTTGGCCATGTAGAACACGCGGGACACCTTGGGCGCAGCGTTGACGACCACCACGTCGAGATAGCGCTCGTCGATGGCAGCAACTTCTTTGCCGTTGTTGACCAGACGGAACACGCCGCCTTTGATGGACACCCGCTTGCCACCACCGCCACCACCCGCAAGGGCTTTGGCCATGGCCGACAATTCACCCCGCGCTTTGGCAAAGGCGGGGACTTGGGAAGGGTTGAAAAGGGTTACGTTGCTCATTTTAGTTACTCCAAGTGATGGCTTTGACCGCCCACATCTGGGCAGTTTGGGTTTCGGTGATGGCAATGCTGAGCATGCGCTTCACCTCGGGGTCGGTTGCTTCTTCGCGGAGAAGGTTTAGGTTGTCCACCAGCTTGGCGAACTCCTGCTTCACGAGCGCTACGGACACATTGCCGCCGGGGTTAAACGACACGCCACAGGCGCGTTCACCGAATGTCAGAGATTGTTCCATTTGTTCTCCTGTTGAAAAGTTATTTGGTGGGCTTGCGCACACTGATGGCGTACTCGGTCATCGTGTTGAGACCGGGAGGGACAACACCGGGGTTCTCGTCCAAGAACGTGCCCATGTTAGTCTGCGCAATGCGCTTCTCCAACAAGTCGATGGCGTCGTGCTCTTTGATGAACTCTTTGAACGAGTCCCAGTCTTGTGTGTTGTAGCGTGTCTTGGTGGACAACACCACAGTGCCGTTCTCGGTGCGCACGGAGCTGACACCCATCACGAGCATCTGGTCCTTGAGCGCCGTCTTCACAGCGTCTTGTTGGCGTTTGATTTCTTCGACTGCCGCGTCGTATTCAGTGGTCAGTTCCTGAATCTTGGCAGCCATCTTGCGGTACACCTTGGCCAGCTTGTCCATGGGGACAGCGGCCAATGCTTCGGCTTCAGCTCGGCGCTCGGCCGTAGCGTCTGCGGGGGCTTCGTCGTCTATTTCAGTCATTTGCTTCTCCTAAAAGCGGTTGGGGGTTTGTCT